AATTCGTTCCATCGAAGTCGTACGCGCGCAAATCCTCATTTATACTATCAAAGAAGGCCACGCGCGTGGCCGACAGCGCGGCCAAGGCGGGCGCTCCCATTCCCACGATGTTCAGATCATTTCCCGCCTGGCCCCAGACGTGCAACTCGTTTTCCAGCGAGACGTGCGTGCCCAGTGTGGCGCCGCCGCCATAGCCGATTTCCCCGAACGCCCCCGGAATCTCCGCCGTGTCCTCGAAGATGCGTTTGACCAGCAGCGGCAGCCCCTGGTCCACGACCAGCCCGCCCGCCAGCGCCAGCGTGGCGGCGGTAGTCAGGTTCTTCAGGCTTGCCGCGAAGCTGAACGTCACTTCGTCCAGCAGCGTGGCGCCGGCCACCTCGGCGAGCTCGTTGCTGATGGCCGTGAGCGCGATCTCGCCTTCCTGCCGGATCGCCTCGCGCGCCAGGAAGTTCACCACCGGCGCCAGCTCGTGGGTCACCTCGATCACGGTGCCGGGCCGCAGCTCGACGTGCTGCGGCACTTCGAAGTCCAGCACCGTGCGCCGCAGTGAGTGGTAATCGAACTTGAATTGCAGCAGCGCCTGCGCGGTCGCCTCGTCCTGGATGTCGGGGCAGTCCACGGTCAGCGTGTTCGTCACGCGGTTTACGGCTTGGCTGTTCCCCGCGGCCACCTGGCGCAGCGTGTCGTCCGGGCTGCTTTCGCTCTCCGTGACGAACAGCCGCCGCGTGAAGCCGTCCCGGAACAGCGCCGGGCGCCAATTCACGTACACGCGGTTCCAGATTTCCTCGGGCCGCGTGTGCCCCACCCGGAAGCGGTCGCCGCTCTCGTCCACGATGTCGTCCTCCTGCGTCACGGACGCCGTGGCCACATCGTCCAGCCGGAATACGCCGATCTGGATACGGTTCGATCCGTCGCGCCAAAGGAAGGCGTTGGTCTGCCCCAGGATGCGCTCGATCAGCGCGGCGCTCCCTTCCTGCCGGGTCACCGCCACGTCCAGCTTCCAGTCGGCGAACAGTGCGATCGCGCTGGCGAAGCTCGCCCCGATGCGTGACTCGGACAGGCCGAGCGCGCGCGTGTGCAGGTCCTCGATGATCAGCACCGGGTTGCGGCTGGCGCCGTAGGCAGTGCCGCCGTAGGTAACCGCGGCGCCCGCGCAATCCACGAACACCTCGGGATAGCTGGGCGGCGCCACCTGCACGCGCAGGCCCAGGTGCGTCACGGTGTGGTCCGCGCTGGCGTGCGTGTTCTCCAGCTCTATCTCCAGGAAGCGGAAGTCGGTATCATCCCAGTTGCGCTGCGGCGTGATCTCCACGTCCGCGGCGGACATCGTCACCCACGCCCCCACTTCCGTGGCGTTGCCCGTATCACTGCCCGCGTAGCCCGCGATGTTGAGCTGGATCGTGGCATCGTCCACGCGTGTGATCGACTGGTAATCATACACGGTCGAGCCGAGCAGTACCTTGCCCGCCTCGTGCCAAGGCCCGTCGCCCACGCGCGCGTAGCCCGCGGCCACGCTGCTGATCGCGGTCTGTGCCCCGATCCAGCGCGCGCGCAGGTCGGCGTGCGCCCCGCCGATGGAGATCCAAACGCGGAACACCTGCGTGCCCTGGTCGATCGTGTCGGCGAGTGCCAGCACCAGCTTCTCGCCGTTCTCCACCAGCGAGCCGGCGCCCGTGCCGCGCCCCACGGCCTCCTCCGGCGTGCCGGCGGTGGTGGTGCGCTTGGTGCCCACGGTCGCGCCGGGCAGGAAGGCAAAGAGCTTGCTCGGGTTCGGGAGCGCCACGGTGGCGCAGGTGCGTCCCTCGCCATCGGTGTCCGCCAGGTTCAGCGTGGCGCCCTCGATGTAGCCCAGCGCCGTTTCCAGCCCGGGCACCTTCGCCCACACCGCGCAGGTGCCGCTCGCCGCGCCGCCGATCGAGGTCAGCGCGTGCCCGGCCACCACGTAGGTCAGCGTCTCCGGCTCGGCCAGCAGCGCCGGAACGGCGCCCACGCCATCGCCCAGCGCGGCCGCATCCAGCACGCTGCCCGGCGTGCCCCAGATTTCCGGGTAGGGCTGGCCCTGCTGCTCGAAGCGCGCCGTGGGCCAAGCCGCGTCCGTGATCACGTTCTCGGGCAGTGCGCGCTGCTCCTGGCGCTCCGTGCCGCTCAGCTGCAACACGAAGTGGTTGAGCGTTCCGCCCCAATCATCGATGTGCCCCGTGAAGAGCGGCCGCTGGTACAGCGTCTCCACGGATGAGATTACCTGGTCGCTCCAGGCGTAATCGTTGGTGCCGCCGTTCACCAGATCGGTCGCACCCGCGATCAGCGCCACGCGCGCCGGGCTGCCCGCCCTCGTGGCCAGCCGCGTCTCGAAGGCCGCCTGCGTGGTGACCGCCGCGAACACCTCCACGATCCGCACGGGCATGTGCGTCAGCCGGTGCATATCTTCCAGGTACGCGAGCCGCTGCCCTGCCAGGTCGGCATGCGCCGAGGCCCCCACGCCGTTGTCCAGCGTGAGCGTAAGCTGCGCCACCTTGTCCGTGGACAGCGCCAGCCCTCCCCAATTTTTCACCAGCGCCTCGCTATCCATCCCTCCCTCTTTCTTTGGCCTTGCCGTTCCCCTCTTCAGCCTGCTGGAGAGGGGTGGCGCGAAGCCCCGGGGTGAGGCGCGGTTGCAGTCACCCTATCCACCCGGAGAGTACCGCGGCGGCCGTTACACTTCCTGCCTCAGCTCCATTGTGCCGCTGTAGCGCCCGCCTTCGTCTTGGCCGAACGCGAATCCGCCCGTCCAGCGGAAGGACACCGTGCCGTCGCGGAAATGCGCCAGGCTGAACGGGTTCGCCGCCCCCGCCAGCGTATCCACGAAGTAGTCCTCCAGCGCGCGGACGAACTCGCGCGGCAGCCCGGCGTAGCGCGCGCTCAGCATGCGCTTCGCCGTGAAGCGGGCCGCGTCGCGGTGCAGCACCGCCCGCCCCAATTCCTTGAAGGCGGTGGCTATGTCGCGCCGCCCCAGCGGCGGGGCATAGGCCAGCGGGAAGTGCAGCACGGCCGCACCGCTCTTCTGGATGCTCATCTGCGACACGTCGCCGTTGCCGTAGGCCTCCAGCGCCGCGTCCGAGGCTACGCTGGCCAAGAATAGGCGCACCGTCACGCGGTGCCAGCCGGCGCCGCCGGCCGCGATATCCTCTTCCGCGCTCTCCAGGTCGTCCGGGTGCCGCGCGTTCCAAATCCGGCCCACGTCGTCGGTGAACTGGAACGCCGCGCCATCGAGGCCGTTCAGGAACGAGTGCAGCGCATCGCGCTCCGCCGTGGTGCGGATCAACCCGATCGTGCGCTCGCGCCGCGGCGCGTTCCCGCCGTCCGGCGCGCCGATCACCTCGCGCTGGCTGTTCTCTATCAGCTCGGTGAAGTCCACCGCCCGCATCTCATAGGAGGTGGGGAAAAACTCGATCGTCGTGATCCCGTCGTCGAAAAGCATCACTCACCGCGGAGATTGCGGAGATCGCGGCGCTTTGCTCCCAGCGCCCGCCGTGCCGCCCTTTGTGCCCAACCGTCGCGGCCGGCCTGTCCACCTCGATAGGGCCGCGCCAAAGGCGCGGGGTGAGGCCGCCGTTCACTGGCCGGTTCCGGCCAGTCACGCCAGCACGGTGCCCCTTCGCATGTGCCCCGATCTCTCGAGCGCGCTCAGGCCTTTTTTCAGCGCCGCCTGCTGCTGGGGCGTGGGCTCGCCATCGCTCAAGCCTCCCCCTGAATCCATGATCAGTACGGTCATGCCTCCCCCGCCCATCCCGCCCAAGGCCGATAGCGCGGGTTGCCAAAAGGCCATCGCATCGAAGCCCGGCGAACTCGGGTTGAATGGGCTCGGGAGCACCGCTTCGTTCGGATGGTACAGCGCCATCCCGGTTCCCAGCGTGAGGTTGGTGCCCGAGGCCCAAGACCTCGGATCCCAGTTGGGGACCTCGGCCCCAGTCATTTTTTTCATAAGCTTCCCGATCGCACCGACCACATCGCTGATCCTGTACCAGATCGACGATAACATGTTCCAGATCGACCCCAACGTGTTGAAGAGGCTGAAGAGGGTGCCCCAGATTCCTCGCCAGATCGCGGTGAGCGCGCCCAACGCGTCGCGGAAGAAGAGGTTGAAGAATCCCCAAATTTTCTCCAGGAAATTCTGGATTTTTTTGAGAAACGCGCCGATATTCGCCAGGTTCTGGAGCCAGGAGACTTCAACTTCCTCGCCGAATATGCTCTCCGGCTCATTCTGCGTCGTGGCCGCACGTTGCGCCGCCTCCGCCGCCGCGCGCGCGCTGAAGAAGCGCTGCCGCGCCGCCTCGCGCGCCACGGGATCCCCCGCCGCCAGCAGCGCGTCACGGGCACGGTTCAGTTCCTGCAGCGCCTCGCTCGCGTCCAGGCGCAGCTCCACCGTGGGCTCGTTCTTGATCGCCTCCAGAAGATCCAGGTCTCCCTTGTTGATTTTGATCCCGAACACCCCAAGCAGGAGTGACAACACCTTGGTCAGCGCCTGGAGTTGCGGCAGGATGTAACGCGCCCAAAGGTCGATGAAGGGCTTGATGAACATCACACCCAACTTGGCGACGCCCAGCAGCATCAGCGCGATTTGATCCAGCACCGGCTTGAGCGGCTCCAGCACCGTTTGCAGGAAGCGCAGGATGACTTGCAGCTTCTCCGTGAATTGCTTGAACGTCTCGCTCGTGGCCACGAACGCCACCAGCGCGGAGATCATCCCCGCCATCAGGGCTTTCATGCTGATCAACTGCCCGACCATCGCGCTGGTCTCGGTGGAAATCGCGCTGAGATCACTCGCCCCCGGCGCGGCGCCGCCCGCGGTCATGTCCTGGAAAAACTGATCTTCGAAGGAACCTTTGCCTGGCGCCGGTTTTTGGCCCGCGATGTCGCGCCGCGCATTCGCGGCGGCGTCCACGCTCTCGGCCATCCGGTTGTATGCCTGGGCCGCCGCGATTCGCGCGTCCTCCAGCGCCATGTCCTCGCGAGCCCGCTTCTCGATTTCGGCCGCCGTGAACCCGGCCAAGCTATCGAACTCTTCGCGCGCCTTGCGCGTGGCGGCGTTCAGATCAAGCGATTCCCCCGCCCACGTCTCAATCTGATCCGCCGTGAACCCGGCCAAGCTATCGAACTCTTCGCGCGCCTTGCGCGTTTCCTCGTTCAAGCCTTCGAACTGCGCGGCGGTGCCGTCCATCGCTGTAAATAGCGCCAGCAGCGCGTCACCCTCCTGCGCGATGCGCGCCGCCTCGATCTGCTGTTCGCGCGCATTGCCGGCGAAGCCGCCCCCACCCGCTCCCCCACGCCCACCCCCGCCGAATTGCGCGGCCTGCGCGGACGTCATGCCCGGAATCGCGGACTGCGCCGCGGCCTCGTGGAACTTGTTGAAGGCGCGCATGAGCGGCCCGAGAATGAACTCCGCATTCTCGCGCATCACCGCGCCGATGCTCCTCTGTGTTTCGCGGAAGCTGACCGCGGCCTTCTCGTTCGCGGTCAGCGCCAGGCCGTACTTGCGCGCCGCCTCGGCCGACTTGGTGAGGCCCGTGACCATGGCATCCGCCCAACTGACGATCGCCCGCACCCCGAACGCCAGGCCAAACAGCCCCGCCAGCCGGCTGAGCCACCACTCGATTCTCTTGAATTCGCCGTAGAGCCTGCGCATGTTCTTCGCGCTGCGCTCGGCTGCGCGCAGGCTGCGCTGCTCGAACTTGGTCATCGCGCGCACGGCTTCGTCCGTGCCGGCCACGACCCCGGACGGATCGGCCGCCAAACCGATCGTTGCGACGTCCATCTCAATCTCCCTTGCCAGTACCGCGCAACAGCCGGATTTCCTCCGCCGTGAAGACGCGCGCGATCGCCTCGTCCGCGATTTCACGGGCGTTCGCCATCGCCGGAGCGAGTATCGGCCGCACTGGGCCGCGCCCGGCATAGCGGATTTTCTTGAATCGCCGCTTCACGGGGCGGATGCGCCCCACCACCCAGCGCGGACCGGTGCCGTACTCAAGCAGGTTCGCCACGAACGCCGTCTTGCCCTTGCCGGGGAAGAATCCCGCGCGCGCGGGTTCGTCTATGCGGCTCGTCGTGCGGTACGACACGGCCTTGCGGGTCTGGCCCGTGCGCACGGGCGTGACGCGGCGCAGTTCCTCGGCCAGCCCAGCGGCGGTCAAGTTCGCCACGTCGATCGCGCCGTCCTGCACCTTTTGCGACCAGTTCCGGACGGCGGGCATGAATTTCCGGGTGTCAACCTTGATTTGCATGTCATCTCCGGCGCTGAGGCCGGGGCTTCGGAGGCGCTCCCTCCCGGCGGGGCGATTTTCCCACCCGTTCTGCTTTCGCCGTTTCCGCGTGCTGTTCGAGGAACTCTCCGTCGATGGCGCGGATGCGTTCCACGATGCCGGGCGCGAGCGGCCGGCCCAGCAGTTGCGCTCGAGCGAGCATTTCCGAGTAGGGGATCGCGCCCGGGCCGAATCCACCCGGCCGCGACAGGTGCAGATCCGTCCAGGCACGCCAGGCCAGCAGGTTCGCCGGGGACAGCTCCGCCTCCTCGATCGGGGCCAGCTCGGCGTCCATGCTCGCGAGCATGGCCTCCAGCGCCGTGCGGGCCTTGCCTTCGGCCCGCGCGAGCCGCTGCGCCAGGCCGTCCCGGGTTTCGATCAGCGTTCGCTTCGCGAAGCAGGCGCGGGCGAACGCGCGGAGTTTCCCAGGTCCGCCTCCTCGAACGCGGCCTGATCGTCGGCGCAGGCGGTCACCACCTTGCGGAAGCGCGGCTCGCGCAGCATCCGCAGCCGGTTCTCCGGCGTGCAGGGCAGCGCCGCGCCGTCTTCCTCGAAGCCTCGCCAGTCCCGCAGGATCACCTCGGCCAGCGCTCGCACCTGGGCCTCAATCGAGTCCTCGGCGTCCGGGAGCCGCATCGACTGCGGGTTGCGCCGCCCGTGCACCTGCGCCGCCTTCGCGTAGTGCTTCTTCAGCCATTGCTGCGCGGCGATCTGGTACTCATCCACATCCGATGAGGACACCAGGATCGCCGACCCGAGGCGCTCCGCGCCCTCCCATTCCTTGTCCGCCCGCAGCTCGGCTTCCGTCGCCGCGGACAGCGCGCCGGCCAGCAGCACCAGCTCGAACCACACGCCCTCCGCCGCGCTCGGCGGCAGGGTCAACCGTCCAACATCCATCCATTCCTCCAATCAGTGCCCCCTCTCCGCGAACGGAGAGGGGGGGCGCGCGCGCGCCGGGGTGAGGTCGCGGTTCGCCCTCACGTTGGGAGATAGCTTCCGCGCCGCAGTCGTAATGACGAGCGTGCCGTTGCCCTCTCCGTTCGCGGAGAGTGCCCGGCCAACGGCCAAGGGTGAGGTTTTACACCGCCGCCGTATCGGGAGTCATCGAGATTTCAATGGTCGTACCGCGCGTGCTGTCACGGTAGGCCTGGAAATTCGCGGCGAGGCTCACCACGTCGTCGCCCGCGGACGTGATCTCGCCGCTGGTGTACTTCAGGGCGGGAATCCGGATCGCCATCTGGTTGCCCGCCGGATCGTCGTTGGTGATAAGAAGGCTGGATGCGGTCTCGTCGAGGAACTTGTTCGCGAGCGCGGCGCTGGTGAAGAGCGCCGTGAGCGAGCCCGACAGCATGTGCCGTCCGGCGGAAATCTCCACCGGGTTTGGGTCGCCCAGCACGTTCAGCGGCGCGCGCCCATTGGCGTAGTTCAGCGTCAGCGCCGTGATGATCGCCGAAGCGCTCCCGCCCTCCTCGATCGCGCCTGAGTCCGAGCTGAAGGGTTCAGCTGTGTCCACATCGGCCGCGGACGAATCCGCCGGGGTGGCGTCGATGTCGTAGTCCTGGCCGATCACGTCGAACGAGCCCGTGACGAACGCGCCGATGGCCCAGTTGAGCGAAAAGCCGGAAACGCGCGCGCCCGTGATGTGCCCGTACAGCACGACGTCCGTGAATTCGCGGTCGATCCAGAGCGAGCTGTCGGTCACGCCGTCCTCGGCGTAGTCGCACTCGAAAATGCAGGTTCCGCTGATCTGGGATGCGTCGGCGATCACGTTCTCCGCGAACGTGAGCTTGGTCGCCGTGACCGCGATGAGGGTCAAGATCACATCCTGCTGCGCGGCGTTGCCGGAGGGATTGGTGACGCGCACGCGCATGCCCACCGCCGCGCCGTCGGTCACGAACGAGCCGCTGGCGCGCGTCACGGAATCGTCCGAGGCGGCCCAGGTCAGCGTGACCGAGGCCGAGTCGATCGAGCTGATGAACCGCCCGCCGGTGAGCGAGTAACGCAGCGCGTTGCGGAACATATCCTTGAAGGCCAGGTAGGACAGTTCGAAGTCGATGCTCCCGCCGACGCTGAAGTTACCGTGGCGCACGAACGGAATCTGGCCGTCGGAGCGGCGCTCCTCGCTGATCAGCGCGCCCTTCGCGGGGTTCAATCCGTTGGAGATCCCGCGCAGGAAGAATCCCGTCGAGCCGCCTGCCCCGTAGCTCGCTTCGATTCCGTAGACAAGGTCGAATTGACTTGCGTTCGCGATCGCCATCGATTGCCGCCTCCTTGTGGTTCCGCTCCCCTCCCCGTTCGCGGAAAAGGGCCGCGGGTTAGGTCAAGCGGTGAAGTAATAGAACGGGCAGCGCAGTCCGCGCGCCAGGAACCCATCGTCCGCCGTGGCCTGCACCGGTTGCGGCGTCTTGAAGATCACCGGCTGTCCTGCCGCGGTCACGGTTTGGTTGCGCGAAAACAGCGCCCGCACATCGTCCACCAGGCCTTCCAGCTCATCGGTGCCGGGTTGACCATTCCCCCCGGCGCGCGCCCAAGCGATGGCCTGCAGGTGCCCGTCGATGCGGTTCAGCGCCGTGCCCAGTGCGCGCGGGCGCTCGGCGTCGAAAATCACGTCCACCTCCAAGCCCAGGTTCGCGCCGGCCACCAGCGCCGGAACGCCCGGCCAGGAAATCGGAATGCCGGGCACGTTGTCGTTCACTCGCGTTAGCAGCGCCGCGCGGATGTTCGTGCGTTCGTCGGCCATGGCACGCCTCGCTCAAGCCACGTACACGCATTCGCAGATCGTCCGCTGCGGCCGCGGATCGACCGTCTCGATCAGGTAGTTCTTGGAGCGGCACACGATCAACTGCTGCACCGAGAGCGCGATGCCGGGGCTGAAGCTGAAGCGCACCCGCGCCGGGCTGCCCTCGGTGGCCAGCGCGCTCAGGCGCGTGGCTCCAATGCCCTCGATCTTCGCCCAGTACTGCGTGCTCCCGCTCCACGCCGCGCCGTCCTTCGTCACCGTGCGCGTCTGCAGCGTGATACGCTCGGTTTTCTCGCTGGCGCGCAGCGGCCGGTCGAGCGGATTGTCGTAGGCCACGGAACCTCACCCCGCCCGGCTTCGCCGGGCACCCCTCTCCCCAAGGGGAGTGTGAATGCGGCGCACCGTGCCTTTCTCGTCCACCTCGTACACTCGGGAGCCGATCCGCACGCGCTTGCCCATGTGGAAATTGAGCGAGCCGCGCGGGAAAGTCGGCTTCCGCGGCGGACGGATTTCCAGATTGGCCGCCGTCACCGTGACCGTTGCTGCTTTTGTGGTGTCCATTCAATCTTTCCGCGCGCCGCGGCTCTTCGGCGCGAAAGGTTCAGCCGCGCCCTTGCTGTCCGCGACGGAACGAACCTCGATCGCGGTGGGGCGCAATATCCCGCCGCCGCGGCCCAGGGCTAGCGCCTCGCCCGCCTGCATCAGCTTGTGCGCGACGGCAGGGAGCAGGTCGATTTCCGTGCCGCGCTCCAGCCGCGAGCGCTTCTCCGGCCGCGCCGGGTTGAGCGCGATCTCGGTGGCTTCCACCATGATTTTGACCCGCATCGCACAATCTCCAAGTGTTCCCCTCTCCGTTTGCGGAGAAGGGCCGGGGGTGAGTCCTAGCGGTAGCCGTGCACGCGGTATGGCAGCGCCAGGTCTTCGGCGGCGATCAGCGCGCGGGACGGCGAGCCGCCCAACACCGAGATTTCCCGCTGCCCGCTTAGTTCCGCGAACACGAGCGCCATGGCGTCTCGCAAGTTGGCTGGTACCTCGCCCAGGAAATTCGGCGTGGTGCCAGCAGCGGTGATATTGATCGCCGCGCCGCCCGCCGTGGCCGCGAGCTTGAGCGAGGCGGCCGCCACCACGTCCCGCGCGTAGTACGTTCCCGCGCTCAATCCGGTGGGAATCGTTCCGCCGCTGGTCCAGAGCGGCACCGCGTCGCCGTCCGCGAACCAGTGCCCCGTGGCCGTGAGCACGTCCGTGTCCGCATCCGCGCTGAAGGGCACCGCGTGCCCGGCCCGGTAACGCAGCCGCACGGCGTTACGCTGATCATAGGTGTTGGGCCAGGTGACGTTGCGCGCGGGCAGGATCAAGCCCGGCTCCTCGGCCTCGAATACGTCGTACTGATCGGCGGCCAGTGTCTGCAGGGTCCCCTCCGCATCCAGGTACGTGATCGAGACGACGGCGCGCAGCGGCGTGCGCAGCGCCTGGAAGAAGCGCGGGAAGCCGTCGAAGCGCTCCTCGATCGTTTGCAGCACCAGCGCGCGCCATGTGACGGATTCCGCCCATTCACGCGCGGTGGTGCAGCGCCGGGCGCTGCCGTTGTCGGTCACGTCGAGACGCGCGTGGTATTCCGCCTCGGTGACGGACAGCGGCTCCGCCGTGGGCGGAATGATGACCTGAAAGGACATGCCTCGACCTAACCCATACGGCTGCGGGGAAGTGCCCCTATTTGCGCTTGCCGAAGACCGAGCCCTTGTTGGCTTGCGCCTTCACGGGCTGCGCGGCCTTGGGCGCTTCGGGCGCGGGAGCACTGGCCGCCGCGGCCGGTTGGGGCTGCGCCGCCGGCGCGGGATCTGTGGCGGCAACCGTGCCCGGAACGGCGCGGGCCTTGGCCGCGAGCGCCTGGGCTTGTTTGCTTTCCTCGGACTTCATCCGCTCGAAGGCCGATATCTCGGCCTCGGGCAGAGGCTTGGCGGAATCTGAATCGAATAGCGTGTACTCCGCCGCCGTGGCTTCGCGCGCGAAGCCGGTGGCGGTCAGATTCTGGCCTTCGGTACCGGGAACCTGGCGCAGCTTCCCGGCCAAGTTCCCGCTCAGGATGCGAACCCACATGGTTTGCGCTCCGGGTTAAACGTCGTTCACCGAAGGCGTGCCGATCACGCCGCCAGACTCGGGCGCGACCTCGATGTATTCGCACTGGTAGAGCGCGCAGCCATCGGCCACGATCGCGGCGGCCACGGTGGCCAGGTCTCCGAAGACGAGGCCGGGGCCGAGGATGCCGGTCGTGCCCGTGAGCAGCTCGATGCCCGGCTCGGCGTCGGTCTGCAACCTGAAGTTCTCGATGTGAATGTTCGTGCTCAGCGTCGTGTCGCCGTTGATCGGGGCCACCAGCCCCGCGCCGGCCATCACAATGTCGATATTCCGCATCGTGACATCGTCGCTGGCGCCCGTGAGGCTGATTCCCGAGACCGTGCCAGCGGCGCCGGCGAGCTGGCGGTACTTGTAATTCTCGATCAGGCCGTGTCCGCTACCGGCCTTGATGTCGATGCCTTTGGCGAACTCGTCCACGTCCACGCCGTCTTCGCCGGGCAGGACTTCGATATCGCGCAGCACCCAGCCGGTGGAGCCCGCTTCCAGGTCGATGGCGACCAGCACGGCGGTCACCGACGGCCGGAGCTGGACGTTCTCGACCGAGCAGTTGTCCGCGCCGATGTCGATGGTGGCGTTGGCGTGGTCGTAATCGAAGATCGGGCGGTTGCCGCCCTCGCCGCAGCCGATGACGTGGAGCCCCGCGATGTCCAGGTCGAATATCTGCGCGTCGGCCGCGCCCTCGTTGTGTCCGGCCAGCACGATGATCACATCGTCCTGGCCCGCCGTTGGGCCGTTGTTGATCGCGTACTCTACCGTTGCATACGGCGCGCTGGGGTTGCGCCCGTACCCGGAGGCGTTGGTGCCCGTTCCTGAGTGCACGAAGTACTTGTTGCCCGAATGCTTGTTCGCGCGCGGGCAGAAATCCGACACGGCGAACATCCCGCCGGATTGCTCCTGCGCGAACAGCGTGCTCACTTGTGACAGCGCCATGGCCTGCGCCTCCGGTCAGATCGGTTGCCGATTCAATTTGCCTGGGAGAAAGCTGGGCGCGGATCGCCGCGCCCTATCATCCGTCAGCGCGGCGCTAGTCCGCGTTGATGTAGACTTTCGAGGCCGAGACCGCGGCTTCGCTGCGCTGCGGGTAGGCCTCTTCCATCTCGAAGACCCAATGACACGCGATCAGATCCACGCCGGTGTTCCCGGTCTCCGCGCCGTAGAACCGCACGTGGTTGAAGCCGTTCGCGATATCAAGGTCCGACGGCTTCACATCGAAGCGGATGCAGTCGCCATCCGCATCGATCGGCGTGTCCGTGTCGTAGTCCCCGGTCGCGCTGGAGGCGGTGAGATCCTTGATGCCGGCGCCAGCCGAGCTGGTGGCCTGCTGGATCTTGGCGGTGTCCAGGTCGTCCCCGGCGTCCCAGGCGGAGAGCCTCACAATGCACCAGGCGCGCTTGACGCCGATCATGCTTTGCCACTGGACGGTGTCGTCGCTCCCCGCCGTGTTCGTCCCGCCGATGTCCGTTTCCTTGAACTGCCGCACTTCTTTCAATCGTTCGCTTAGCAAGCTGCTCATGGCCTTCTCCAGATGGTATTCTTGTTCCGTCGATTCGGAGTTCCGGTGTTTACTCGTTACCGCCGCCGGGGCTACCCGGCGGCGCGGCTCCCATCGGGCGCGGCCTAGCGCGCGGCCAGGGTGATGTATGGCGACATCGTCGGGTTGCTGTTCGCCGGCGTGAACACCTTGCGGAAGCGCGGCTTCCCGTTGATGCGCCAGGTGAAGCGGAAGGTCATCTCATCGTAGATGAACCGCACGTGCATCGATTCCGCCGCGACGATCCCGCCTTTTTCCGCGACCAGGTAGCTGGCGAAGTCGATGTAATTGAAATCGCCGAGCGTGCCGAGCGCGGAACAATGCTCGGTCGGAATCACCGGGCGGCCGAAGAGCAGATCGAACGGCTCATCGCGCAGTCCGTTGGCGGGCATCCAAATCGCAATGCCGCCGACGCCGACGACCAGGCTCATTTGCATGAGTTGGACTTCGGCGGCGGGGCTGACCAGCCAGATCGCGCTCTTGCGCATGTTGACGGGCATGCGCGCGCGCATGTTCATCGCGTTTTTCCCCACGATCGTGGCGGCGGCCTGGCCGGATTCGGCGGATACCGAGATCAATGCCGGATTCGTTGCGCTGGAGAGAACGCCCTGCATCTGTCCGCCGCCCGCGCCGCGCAGGAATTCCGCGTCGAGCGTGAACCCGAATCCCGCGCCGATCGCCGGCATCAGGTACGATTGCAGGGCCGTCCAGTCCTGCATCAGTTCGTCGGTGGTGTAGACGAGTGCCATCAACTTCTGGAGCGTGATTTCCAGCGCTTCCTGCGCGGGCTTGACCGCCGTCACCGTGGCCGCCTCGGCCGCGCGGTAGGCACGCAGGCCACCCATCACCACCGCGCCGCTGTGATCTGAATCGTCGAAGTACGGCAATTTCACCGCGTTGAAGCCGTCGCCGATCGCGATCTTCCGGACATGGGGATAGATGATCGACTCGCCTTGCGCCGCTTGCATCAGGTCGTTGCGGATTTCCGTGTTCACGTTGAACCCGCCGTCGGCGCCGGTGCCCTCGCCCATGCCGGACGCGGCGGCTTCGGGAGCCAAGCGCGGATCGATGCGGAAATTCGGATTGTCGCGCGCGGCGAATGCCACGGCGGCGAAGAACTCTCCAGCGTTCGCCCAGGGCTTGTCGGCCCGCAGATCGCGCATGCCCGAGCTGCGCGCGCGGTTGTAGTCTTCCAGGCTCTGCGTGGCGCCGGGACCGCCGTCGTTCGCGGCCCCGCCGCGGCCGGCGCGAATCAGATCCTGCTGGCGGTCGTACTCGGCCAGCGCCGCGTTGACCTGCGCCATTTCGCAGGCCGTATCGCCGTTTTCCTTCCCGATGATCGCGGTGAGCCGCGCGGCCTGTTCGGGCGTGCGCGCGGACGGGTCGATGGCCAGCAGCGTGTCGGATTCGGCTTGCAGCGCCTGGAGCTTCTTCAGCAGCTCTTTGTACCGGGGGTGCATCGTGTTCCCTCGCATGGTGGTGACGCGGGCACAAAACGCAAAAGCGGATGCCCCGCGTCAAGCGTTATCGCTTGACCGGCACATCCGCTTCGATCTGCTCTGGACCGGAGGGACGGGCGTCACGCCCGGCGCGCCCTCAAGCCGCCTGCTCTGGGCGGCCGCCACGCGGGCATCTGGCTGATTTTCAATCTCTGAATACCAGAGAGAATTCTGGACGTCAACAACAAATGCACCTATCTGAGTCACCCCCTCCCGGCGTAGCGGGCGGTCAGTGCGCGCTGGCGCTCGCGTTCCATATCGGCGGCCGCTGGCGCCGTTGCTGGACCGCTGAGTGTTGAAGGCGACTGGCCGGATTCCGCCAGTTCCGCCGCCGGGAGATCGGCTGGCCAATCGGCCAGCAGTGCCTGGGCCGAGACGCCCTTACGCTTGCGGCCGGCGAGCAGGGCGATCACGGAGTCCAGCGTGCCCACGGCATCGGCCATGCCCGCGGCCACGGTCTCCTTCGCGAGCAGCACGTCGCCGCCGCCGAAATCGCCGCGCACCTTGGCGGCGCTGACGCCGCGCCCCTTCGCCACGGCCTGGACGAATTGTTCCGTAAAAGCATCAACGATTTGCTGCCAGCGCGCGGCGGTGTCCGCATCAAGTGGCTCGAACTGATTGCCGCGGTACTTGCCCTTCGGGCTGCGCACCACGGTGACCTTCACCCCCTCCGCCTCCAGCGCCTTGGAAAATTCGGTGTGCACCATCACCGTGCCGATCGAGCCGGTGAAGGAATCGGGCGCCGCGACCACCTTGCCCGCCTGCGAGCTCAGGTAATAGGCCGCGCTGGCGTTGAGCGGGTTGGAGATCGCGACGACCGGCTTCACGCCGCGCAGGGCGCGGATCAGCTCGGCCGTTTCCGCCAGCCCGGTGACTTCGCCGCCGGGCGAATCCACGTCCAGCACGACGGCGCTGACCGACTCGTCAGCCATCACCGTGCGGTAGCGCGCGCGGAAGGTGTCGAGCGCGGTCCATCCCAAATAGCGGGAGAAGATGTTCGCGCGCGGGATGACCGGGCCATGCAGCGCCAGCACGGCGATGCCGCCGGAGATCCCGCCCGAGCCCTCCCCCGGCCCATCCCCGTTCGCGGGGAGTGGAAGCGCGGCCTTGGCCGCGGCCCATTGTTCGATCACGTCCTGCCGGTTCTCGGGCAGCGCCCAGAGCGTGCCAGGCAGGAAGTGGAGACGGGGGATCTTAATCATCGTGGTTCTCCTCGATCAGTGCCAGCAGGGCGGGTTCGGCGCTTTGGGCGAACGTTTCCAGCGCCGCGGCTCCGGATTCGGCGGCGGCTCGCAGGTTCGCCTCACAATACATCGCCGCCGCCACGGGTCCGATGTGCAGCGCGGCGCAGAGGTGATCGGCGTGCTTCGCGTAGAAGCCGGCGGCGGCGGCGCGGAACCCGCCGTGATCGTTGCCGTGCGCGCGCAGTACCTTGGATATTCCTTCGATTTCCACGCGAACCGCCTTGCGCACCGCGCGCGCCGTGATGTGGTCCTTGCGCTCGGTGGAGCGCGCCGCGGCGCGGTTTTCGGGTTCCATCTCGTCGTTATCCTTCTCCCGGCCCCGCCGGCCGGGCGGCGGGAGCGGCCCACCTCGCGAGCTTGACGCGGCGGGCGCGGTCTTTTCGCCGGCGGGGCGCATGTTTTGCGGCTCGAGAAACGTATCGAGCCCATCCTCGCGGTTGAGGTTTTCGCGTTCCCGAGCTTCGTTGCGGCTGAGCCAGCCCGATTGAATCCCCTGCTGATAGGCCGAGAAGCGCGAGGCGGTGTCGCCGCGCAGCAGGGCATCGGGCAGGAATTCGGCGAACAGGTCTTCGTCGAGGATCAGGTCCCGCAGCACGGCCTGCTGGATGCGCACGAATAGAGGCATCAGGGTGAGCGTGACGAACTCGATGTGCTGCTGCTCGATGTTCGAGAACGTGGCGCGCTCGAGGTCGCCGATCAGGTGCGGCTGGATGCCGTAGACGCGTGCGATATCGCGCAGTTGGAAGCTGCGCAGATCCATCAGCTGCACGTCGCGGTTGCCGACCTTGAGCTGCTCGATTTTTTCCACCCCGCTGAGCACGAGCGGCTTGTGGCGGTTCGCGCCGCTCTGCTGGCGGATCAGCGCCTCGCGGAATTCGTCTTTCGCTTCCTTGGTTTTGTGGGCGTTGGAGTTTGTCAAAATCGCGATGGGCGAGCTGGCGTCGTTGTCGAAGTAGCGCTGGCCGTAATCTTCGGCGGTGATGGCCATCTGAATCGCGCGGGCCGCCGCGGCGAGCGGCGAGAGCGGATGCACGCCGTCCTCGGACATGTACGGAATCCAGAGCACCTCGTCCTGCGTGAAGCGGAGCTCCGCACCGGAACGTTCGCGGTACATGAAGGTCAGCGCACGGTTGTCCTCCTGGCGGATATTGACGCGATCGGGATGGAGCGGGATCAATTCGGCCACCTCGCCGCGCGCCGTGCCCGGGCGCTTCCAGGCGATGTGCGCACCCCGCGTGGCGAGATGTTGAATCGCCATTTCCCAATATTGAAACGCCGTCTGCCAGCGGTTGGGGCGGTCGTGCAGCAGCGAGTACAGCCAATGCTCGCTCGCGCGCGCGCGCCCGCCATCCGCGAGGCGCCGGTACGTGATCAACGGGGTCATCGCCACCGAGCTCGCCCAGACGCGCACGCAGGCGTAGACCGCCGAGTATTGCATCGCGCGCAGGGGCGCGACCGCGCCGCCCATGCCGACCGGGACGTACCAGAAATCTTCCGCCGGGCCGGGCGGCTTCGCTGGGTCGCTGGCGCGCGGCGCGGGCAGGAACACCGATTCGAACAGGCTCATTCGCTCCTCCGTGAGCGGAGCAGATCGGGCAGTTCGAAGGCGAAGATGGTCACGTACACCAGCGCCCCGACAACCCAGAACGAAGGGCGTCCACTTTCGACACCGTACCAGATCGAGGTCAAAGCCGCCAGCGCCGCGGCGGAGCGCGCATCGAGCAGGGTGCCGAGCGCGCGCGGCACGGCCATGATCCATCGTTTCATCAGGCGCGCCCTCCTTGGCGCGGACAATTGAACCTCACCCGGCTTCGAGCGCCACTCTCCGCCTATCAGTATTCGAGCACCGATGGCTCGGGTTCGGCTTGGGTAGTCATGGCAAGGCTGCGGGCCATGATGCTCATTACGGCCGCGTCTATTTTTTGTGGCGAGCCGCGCCGCTCCTTGCGCGGGAAGACATTCTCGTTGTGGTCCTCATTCGCGTGGACGTTCGCGTAGCTCCAGCGCACGAGGTGATTGCCCGGGTGGTGATACTTCCCGTCGAGCATGAGAGCCAGCAGCTCCTTCATGGGCGGCGATAGCTGCTTGGCGTTTTGCGGCACCGCGATCGCGGGGAATCCCTCGTCGCTCATGCGCTGCATGGTCTGCGGACTCCAGGGGTCGAACGCCATCCAATGGGGGTTGAAGCGTTTCGCCGCCGCACGAAGATCGTCTTCCAGGCGGGTAAAGTCGAGCGTGTCACCTTCCGTGAGCGTGAGCTCCTTCCGGCGTTCCCAATCCAGCATGTTGGCCTGAAACTGGCTCATGCGGCCCCCCGTGTCGATGAGGCCCTTGGGCAGGTAGAGCCGGTGAAAGTCGGCCACGTGGCCTCCGCCGAGATCGAATTGGAGATTGAATCCGGCGATGTCGAAGCGGGCGGCAAGATCCACGGCCATCCAGCAGGGCTTGCCCTCCATCGCGTCCAGCGTAAGCGCGGGGTCCGCGCCGGTGTCGAATTTTGCCATGTCGAAAAACGGGGTGCCCGCGCCGACCCAGAGGCAGAGGCGCTTTGTCTTGAAGTCGGCGAGCTTTTGCGCACTCGATCTGGCCAGCCTTGCGTCGTGCTCGATCGTGTCGATGGCGATAGAAACGCCGAGGTTCGGGTTGGCCTTCCGCCAGGTCGCGGGATCCTGCCAGTCGTCTTCCTCGTCGGCGCCGAAGACGATTCCAAAATAGCGCTCATCCGCGAAGAACTGCTCATCGTCGCGCCAGCCGTCGAGGATGCGCTGAACATACATGCGTTGCTCGAAGCAGACGCCGTCCACGTTCGAGCCCGCCGTGGTGATCGATCCCATGAGCGGCTGCGGCCGGGCGCCCATCGCGTCGGCGAACACGTTCCACATCTCCGGCGTGCGGTGCGTGTGCAGCTCGTCCATGCAGGCGAAGTTCGGGTCGAGGCCTTCCTGCGACAGCGCGTCGGAGTGCACCGGCCGGAAGATCGAGCCATCGGCCAGGGAAAGCGCGAGCGAGCGGTGTGGCCCGACGCGGCGGTTGAGCACGCGGCTGAGTGGTAGCATCTGCTTGGCGGCCTTCCAGACGAGCGATGCCTGTGTGTAGGTGCGCGCCGCGGAATAGCATTCCGCGCCCTCGACGCCATCGGTGAGGAAACAGTACAGCGCGATGCACGCCAGCAGGAACGACTTGCCGTTTTTGCGCGGCACCTCGAGATAGAAGATGCGGAAGCGCCGGGCATGGCTGCGCGAATCAGCCCAGCCGAACAGCGAGCAGACCACGAAGATTTGCCAAGGCTCCAGGCGCACGCGCTCGCCGCGGTGCGTGAGCAGGCCGGTCTTGACGTGCCGGCAGCAGGTCTGGATGAACTCGACCGCGTGCCGTGCCTTGGCCTGGTTGAAATACCAAGGGCCATGACCGGCCTTGGCGCGCGAATGCGGGGCGAACCGCCCATCGGCATGCTCGCCCCAGCGCTTAAGATCGCGCAGGTGCCGCTCGCAAGCGAGGCGGTGCCACTTGTTCGCGAGAATCTTCCCGTCACGCACCTGGCGCGCGTAGTCATGGCATACCTGGATCGGTTCCACACGTCAGGCGCGGCCTCCATTCAGGACTTCCGGGTGCCACGGCCGCGATGCTTCTTCTTCGTCGCGCTGGTCGGGGTCCTTGCCGTCCGCGATGATCTGCCCGCGCGAGCCCGGCGTGCAACCGAACAGCTGGAGCCAGAGCCGCAGCTCTTTGAGAATGGCCAAACGCGCGCGGAGCGCGGCGTTCACTTGCTCGGACGACTCGCCCGTCTGCGTGGGTGCTATCTCCTCGAAGCCCTCGAACCACCGCGAGGCGTAGCCTTCCTGTACCGCCATCAGCGTCAGCGCGAAGCTGTCGGTGGGCTTGAGCGCGCCCGTGGGGAAGATCTGCTCGACGCGCGCATCCCATGCACGCGATGCATGCTTTCCCAACTCCAGGACGGGGAGCGGGAAGCCCTCCGCGATCTTCGGCGCGCGGCGGTTCAGCTTGCGCTTCCCCGGATTCCCGGTCGCCCTCTTCTCTTCAAGCGACTTCGGCTTTCTTCCTCGTTTCACAATCTCCTCACGAGTTCAGATTTAACACCTCCGCGCGCGCTGGCCGGATTCCCATTCTATCCAGAATTTCCTAATTCGCGGGACCACTCACGTGCTTGGGGCAACGGTCACCGGGCGGTCGGCTTGGCTATTTCGCCCCCATATCCCCTCGCGCGTGCTTCGGCTGCGGTTTTGAAAGCATGGCATGCATCGCAGATCGGTTGCAGGTTCTCATCCATGTCGCTCCCGCCGTCCTCTTTAGCTCGTATGTGGTCCGTCTGAGTGGCTATCGTGATTCGCCCCGCCGCCCGGCACGGCCTACAGAGCGGCTCGCGTCGCGCCCCGTGCGGGGCGCGTGGATTGAAACCCCGACATCGCGGTGGACGGGCAGCTCGGCCCAGGTCGCGCCCCGTGCGGGGCGCGTGGATTGAAACATTGATAGTACAAATGGGGATTTGCGCGCGTACGA